TCCAGCTTATGAAAGGGATGTTCAGCAATGGGCGGTCGGCGTCGTTTATCGACCGTGCCCCAGTCAAATGGTCCCTCGACTTGGATACCCCGTGCTTCCAACACCTTCTGCCGCATGGCCTTACGGAACGCTTTTTGTTCTCGGATACGCATATGTCGTCTCAATGATGTAAAGATTTTCTTTGCCACAGTAGTGTTCCGCCCCGGTGTTCCCGCAAGGAAACTCGGAAAATCGTTAGCGACAACATATCCGCGCATCAATGTTGCAGATATCGCACCGGCACCTCTGGGAATTGCCAAGACGCGATATTGCGACACGTCGATATGTTTCGCTGCATTGTATTTAGAAGAACCGGCAGGTAGCAAATACGCACCGAACTTCTCAAAATCTCGCACACGATCGGCACCAACAATTACGGTGATGTCCTTATAGCCTGCCGCGGACGCATCAGCATACGCGGCGAACGGAGTGTTCATCGCTGGGTTGTTGTTGAACGTCACGCGGGGAAACAATTGACGCAAAAACTGAACCTTCTCTCGGAAGGGCAGCGGATTCTTCTTCGCATCTGTCGTCGGTGATGCGTAGACTCTGGCATCGGCGCCCAAACGGTTCGCTGTCTGCGTAAGAAAGGTAATAAGCCGAGCATGGCCCGTCGTCGGGGGATTGAACCGCCCGAATGCGATGACGATACGTTTCTCTTTAGCCATGTGATCTATTTAGAAAATTACTGCCAGTCTCTGGGTGCCATGAAGTTCGCTCGACTGAATTCCAGACGGTCAACCAGCTTCACCATACGTCCCGCACGAGATACCGCGACGAACCCTTCAGGGCCCGTCACACGGAAGCCGTTGGATGTTGGGATGAATGTCTCCACACGAGCGGCCTGCTCAAGTTTCCGAATGATCACGAGCTTCGCCGCCGCGATCGCCGCATGTAGTTCGAACCACTGCGACATCTCGCGTTGTTCGGTCCGCGCCGCGTCGAGCATAACGGTGAATGTCGCCGCGACATTCTCCTTCCCTGCATCGCTTGACCGTTTCGCCATCTCCTTTTTCTGACGTGTCGCGAGGAAAATGGAGAGGTCGTTGACTATCTGTCTTGATGATTTTGCCCGTCCGCCACGAACTTGCTGATTCAAAAATATGTTCATGAGGGCATGCAACGGCTCAGCCGCGAGCGTGGTGTAGGTCAGCGCCGGTATCCTCTGCGCTAATGTGCCAACCCGCGACAACAGCAAGGAGAACTCCCCCTCCTCTTCATTGGTAAAGGACACATTGCCAGACACATCATCGTACGAGGCATCCAGTGATGCGACACGGCTCGTCTTCTTCAACGAAGAGAACACCCCCGGCGTAATGGGCGCGGCGCGGAGGCGTGCCATTGTGCCCGATCCCGAATACATCGTGTGAATGACAATGCCAAGTGCCGCTCGGTCGATACTCTGCCCTAGGGCGCTCTCCACACCGACAGCGTAGAGGATGGTGTTCGGGCGAAATGTCAGATAATTCTTGCCCTGGATGGACTGTGCTTTGACACTACGCGCTCCACTGAAGAGTAAATCTCCTTGCAGCACTCGGGTAGGTCGGAGCAGGGCTAGCTCACTCAGACAGTCGTGCAGCACCTCAGAGACACCTCCAGAGCCATACGTCTCGGTGATCTGTGTGTGAGACTTCATCAGCTTTGGCACTTTGCTGAACGCGGACTTGGTAGCGACGAAGAATTTGCCATCTGCCGGGTCTGGTCCGAAGACCACACTTGGCGCGCCATCCCATTTGGTGGTCACGTGCAGGGCTTTCGAGACACCGCCACTGATGAGCATATGCCGAAACTGGCGCAGCACCTCAATCGCATGCTGCATGCCCGCAATTCCATCGTCAAGCATCAAATCTTCAAGATGTGTGAGATGCGTCAGCTTGCCACTTTTACTCTCCTGTAGAAATTCGTTGAATGTGATCATAGCGGCCCTAGTTGCAGTGCCTGATAGATGTCTCGTTGTGTGTCCATGATACGATACCACCCTTGAATTTTTTTGCTCAATAATAGCATCGCCGGGTGTTTCGGTGTCTTATCGAAGGCAGTGGCAAATAGTGGATAACTGGCATTGATTAGTTCGTGCTGAAATTTCTTCATCTGGGCGAATGCCGCCTGATATCTCAATGTGGGAAACCAGACCACCATTTCTAACGCGATATCATGCGCATACGCTTCGACTTCATCGAAATCCCCAAGATACTTCTGTAAGTCCCAAAGGTCTTCATTATCCGCCGTCGGTATAAATTTCTGCGAGAGAACGTCCTCAGAACGATGGTTGTTCTGGTGACGATGTGCCAATTCATGCATGACGTATGACCAGAAATAGAAGTGTCGACTCTGCCAGTCAGACGTATGAACTCCGCAGCTACGCCCCTGTGGATGAACATGCCACTCGATATGTATATCGATTCGCCGACGCGGACGGGTCTTGAGCCGCGTCGGCCACCACTGGGCCGTTAGTTGCAAGCCGGTGGGATCTAGGGTTGTATCATCCACCAACTCATTGTTCACCTTGAATGGTGTCGTGACCTCATTCAGCCGCGACAGGAATGGCGCAAGATACATGGACTGCCCTCTATATCGCTGCTGCGACATGGGCGTCAAGACGCTTTCCACGGCTTTACGCATTGACAATGCGTCGTCGGTAATTTTTTTATGGAGTGTAAGTAATTGCACGAACGGCGCCTCCCCACATATTTAGGAAGAACCCGTCTCGTCTAGGCCGCCTGTGCGCAAGGCGGCAAGTGGTCGTCGTGGCATCCGAGAGGCGCCACCAAACATTGAACCGAATGGCGACTCCTGCGACGCTGAGTCGGCAGCCGTACCGAGCGAGATACCGTGGACTGCGGTTACGCTAGGATTGTACAACATCATCCGCGAGGTATCGATGCCCAGCAGAAACTTCTCAAACGAATTGCGTTTGCCATAACGATTCTTCAATGTGTACACTTGAATCTGATTGCTTATCTCTAGTTCCTCCGTCGTGGTCAAGGCGATAATGAAGTCCGCAGTCTGTGCGATGGCGAAACTTTCGCTAATCTTATCCAGCCCGGGAGCGGACTGTACGTGACCGGTACGATTGAACTGTGCCGCGGTGAAGATGGGGAGGGTGTGTTCGACCGCCAGCGCACGCAACTCCTCCGCGATAGACTTGTTGTAGGTATAAGAGTTCACCGAGTTGCTTATTTTGACCCGTGCGGAAGAACAGATGGACAGATAGTCGATGAACAGAATGTCTGGCGTAAAGTTCTGTTTCCCCTTGAGTTCCTGTAGCAACGAACGGAAGTGCCCTGCGTGTGCGGCGCCTGTCGGATACTCCTTGATAATCAACTTCCCCGTGGAAGTCGCCCGCAGCCCCTCGATCTTTCTGGTGTACTGACTGTGTGAGAGTGCCACAACATCATCCATCGGCACATTCATCATGTTCGCATCGATGCGTTCCGCGATACGTTCTTCCGCCATCTCCAATGTGATGTAGAGAACATTTTTACTCATCCGCAAACACGCGGCCGCCATATGGACGAGGAACAAGGACTTGCCCACATTCGTTCCGGCAAGTACGCAGTTCAGCGTCTTTGTGGGAACACCACCCTTGGTCATAACATTGAACACTTCAAGGTCAAATGGAATGCGCGATTCCGCACGATGGTAAAACTCATACCGCGTTTCGGCATCACCAAAGAAATCGTGCCCCACATGCGTATCGAAATTGACTGCCAACGCATCTCGCAGCAAGTCTGGAATGCCGTGTGGTGTTTCCTGCGGATTGTCGAGCATCGCAACACTCTTCCGCAAAGCCACATACAACGCCCTATCCTGACAATACTTCTCAGTTTGTTCAATCAGATAGTCGTGTTGTGACGGCTCCATCGCGTCCATCTGTTCGATCTCGTTAAGCGTCTCGGATGTTTCCTTGGCCTCGCGTTCCGATAATGTACGTACATCATCGAGCCCCAGGCGCAGTGCTGCGAATGACGGGACGGCGTGATACTTATCGTAGAACTCTCTAAAAAGCGCATAGATGGTCGCACACGGTTGGGACTCGAAATATTCGTCTTTGAGATATGGG